GAGCGTGACTACGGATTTCGGGACGGGGGATAGCGTTATCGAGAACTCGGGCCGGGATCTGGCTTGGGGTACAAATCTTGAGTACGGCGGATACAACAACTACGGCACGAGCCGAATCCCTCCGCGTGAGTTTCTCTACTGGACCGATGACGGCGCTGATGCTGTGGTAGAGACGCTCGGTAAGTGGGTGGATGAGAATATCTTGGGGAGTATCTAAGTGCCGACCACGTACACTTATACCGACAAAGGCGACGGGTTTGGGGTTACGCTTACAATTGCCGGGGGTGGTGCTGGGGATAGTCATACTGCCTACGTTCAGGCTTTTTCAGGGGGCTTGGGTTCCTCTGGGACTTGGACTAGCCCCGGAAGCCGGATTGGAAACGGTGTTATCAATCTTCTTTTGACTAACGGGCATTACTTCGGGTATGTTTCGTCGGCTGGCGTTCCTAGTTCAGTGCAATACTTCGTATCTACTGGCTCGACAACGAGCGTTCATTATCGCTGTTTAGATGCGGTACGGGCGCGAATCCTGCTTTGTGATTTGGAAGATTTAGCCGATGCCTCGGTGGTTATCCGTCAACTCCCAAGTGATCGGGGTTTTGATGATGGGACGTATGACCTGCCGGGGATTGTGATTAGTCAGATCGGGGTCGAGAATCAGAATCCTAGTGAGGGGACGAATATCCGTGATGATGTTCAGTACCCGGTAACGATTACGGTACTGGCTGCGGGGAATCAAGACCTCGTAACGAATCAGGAAAAATACCTCAAGTGGCGCGAACAGATTAACCGCGCTTTGAGGAATCAGAGGCTAACGGGGGTGGATGAAGTTTACAAGGTCACGGTCACGCCGGGTCCGATTACGTCACCTAATGCAGCTTGGAACAACTACTATCACTCACAACTAATCGTGCGGTGCGTAAGCCGCGAGGTTAGAGGCTTATAAGGAAAATAGGATATGGGTACTCCCTCGATCAGTACGCTGGCGAAAATGGCGTTAAAATCTGGCGTGGTCACTGGTATCAGCGATTTCAGCGCTGGAACTGCGATTGAGTTCTTGTCTGAGGAACTGCGATACACTCAGGCGCTTCTCTACAATAACGGAATCCGTGGTACACGCTCCCGCAATGGCGAACGATGCCGGATTGCTCAGGGCGTGGTTTCGGGTTCAATCGTCCTGCACCCGACCCCTACAGAGATTACGTCGCTCTTGCCGCTTATCTTGGGCTCGGGAAGCGTACTTGCCGAAGCGGTCGAGGAGTTCGGCGTTCTTATTGACCGGGTGGCAAATCGATTTGTCTACACTGGTTGCCGGGTTAGCCGCGCTACCATCTCCGGCTCGCAGGGCCAGCCGATTACTTTCCGGCTCGATATCGAGGGCGAGACTGAGGTGATTTCGGCTTCGGCGTTCCCTTCGCTGACCATCGACGCGGGGGCTCCGTATATCTTCTCGGATACCACGTTTACTTTATCGGCAGACGCAAGCGCTACTGAGGTTCGCGCGTTTGAGATTGTGATTGATAACGGATTGATCACCGACCGTTTCAATAACTCGGTGACTCGAACGGTTATCCCCGGCGCTGACCGGATGGTAATGTTTAATCTGACAGTTCCCTATACGGCTGACGAGGTGAACTTACACGCTCAGACAGCAGCGGGCGCGGCTGGTACGCTGACCGTAACTAACGGCAATACATCTACGCTCTTCTCGTTTGCGAACCTCAAGAGCAATCCGGGCCAGAGTCCGGTTGTCGGCTCTCGTGGTGGCGAGATTCTCTTGAATCTCCAGCTTCAGGCATACAAAACAGATGCTTCGGGTGTTGCGGAACTTGTGATCACGAATGACGCGACGCCCTAGTGAGCAGGAAAATGGCAAGAATTGATATTACGAACAAGCGGTTTAATAGGTTGACTGCGATCAAATACGTAGGAAAAAACACTCACGGTCATTCTGTTTGGGAGTGCTTGTGTGATTGCGGTAAGACCGCTTTTGTTCCTGTTGGTTGTTTGAGTACCGGAAACACCAAAAGTTGCGGTTGCTTAAAGCTGGAGCGATCGTCTTTTCTTAATCGCACTCACGGAAAGTCTAGTTCTCCCGAGTATCGCAACTGGTGCGCGATGAAGGAGCGATGTAACAGCGAGGCTCACAAAAACTACGGGGATTATGGCGGGCGAGGTATTCGTGTTTGTGATCGATGGAAAAGCAGTTTTGAAAACTTCTTAACCGATATGGGTACTCGCCCAACTCCAAGATCAACGGTAGAGCGAATTGATTCAGATAAGGGCTACTCGCCAGAAAACTGCCGATGGGCTGAGATTGATGAGCAGCAAAGAAACAAAAGAAATACTGTTCGCATTGTTTTCAATGGTGAAAGCAAAAGCATCGGTGAGTGGGCTCAATTACTTGGCGTGACTGTCAATTTTATTACCAAAAGGCTTTATCGAGGATGGAGCCCGCATGATGCCTTGTCTGTTCCCAAGTTACGATAGTTATTTTTCTAGGAGGCGATTTTTATGGTTAATGCGTTTATTGACGGAACCCTTGAGGATGGATTTATCAAGGAGTTCAAAAGTGTTCATCCGGCTTGTTCTTTCCGTTATCGGCCAATGCTCCTTGAGCAGCGGGCGGGCATGGTAAAGAAATGCGCGGTAATGCGTGACGCGGCTCAGGCGGAATTGATTGTTGCGTCTGAGCTTGCCAAGCATATCAAGGAATGGGACTTGGTGGATCGCGACGGGGCAACGGTTCCGATTGAGGGGAAGACGATTGCAAAGCTCAAGTTTGCGATGTTCAACCGGCTCGCGGGAATCGTCCTCTATGGAACAGAGGGCTCGGATGATAACCCCGAGAAGCAAACCGAGGAGCGTATCTACGATTCAGAGCTTGCTGCGATTAGCGCGGTTGAAGACAAGTGCGAGGGCGATGTTCGCGTGGAGACTAACTTAAAAAACTAAGGCAAGGTCTAGCGCTGCTCATCACGAATCCTGAGCTTGCGACTAGACCTTGTGGCGATTGCCAGAAGTGGGTTTTTCTCGACAAGATACAAGGCGAGCGGTACGACACAGACGAGCGCGGGGGAAAGATAATGACAAGGAACGGCAAGCGAGTGGAGCGGGGGACTGCTCTACCGCCTTGCCAGACTTGCCCAAAGAAGTCTCCTGAGCAGGCGAAAGACTACGAGCTGAACAACCGGAATATCCGAATGTATGAGATGTACTTGAAATCGCAGGCGACTTGCGGGCTGTGCCTTGGTGACTTGGCGCACGATCCTGTAGTTCAGCGCGATTTCGCGATCATCCATCAAATCGTAACGATGGTCCGGGACTCTCGGGCTGAGATGATGGCTATGCGCGGGGCTTTGCTGTGAATCGAGAATTGACAGTTAATCTCAGGCTAACGGCGGCTACTGGCGAAAATGCCAAGATAGCCTCTCAGGTCACGGATACACTGAACAAGATTCACACGGCGGCTTCTCTCGCGGCTAAGGCTGCGGAATCGGTTGGCAAGTCCGTAGCCACAATGGGAAGCGCTGCGCAGACGGCAAGCCAGAATTCTCAAGCGTTGAAATCTGGTCTTGAGGGAATTAGCCAATCGGCCTCGACTGCGGCGAAGTCTGTTGAGAATCTGACCTCAAGCCTCAAGAAAGCTAATGAGGCGCAGTTGTCGGGCGCTGCGGCTTGGACTTCAGCGGCAAAGCGTTACGCGATGGCTGGGCCGGGGACGACCGCTTACGGCAGTCCTATCGGGCCGATGCCGTCTAGGGCTGGTCCCGGTGGTGTAGAGATGTGGACCTCTGCATCTACCTACTACGGCCCAAGGTCTTTCTCTCAGTTGTCTGGTGCTGAGCTGGGCGCGTTTGCGCGGCGAACAACAGCGGCGAATCCTTACGAGATGTATCACTCTCCGATTGGCCCAAAGAGATTCGAGGATCTGACTGGTCCTGAGTTGTCCGCGTATGCCCGCAGAATGACGCCGGGCTACGATAATAACCACCGTGAAGTTCAAGGGCCGGTTGAGCCTAATTACGGCGGGATTATCGGCGGTATCCAAGAGGATATGGCCTCAAAACTGAAAGAGCAAACCGAGGAGACTAACAGGCTCGCGGATGCGCGGAATAAGCTCGCAGCAATTGACAACAAGTTGATGACTGGCGTAACCCAGCTTGGCAGCGGGATTACATCGCTTGCCCGTTCGATGGTCCTTCTGACTGCGGCGACGGACGAAGACGCTGCCAAGATGCTGATTATGCTTGCCCGCTTTGAGGCGGTTGTTCAGGCGGTCAAGGGCATTACCTCGGTAGTTCGCGGCGCTACGGCGGTCTGGAACGCATACAACAAAGCAGCGGCTATCGCGGCTACTATTGGCGGCGCGGGGATGATGGGCGGTCGGCGTGGTGGTTCGACGGCTGCGGGCTTGGCTGGTGGGGCTATTGCCGGGGGTTCGGTGGCGGCTGGCGGAGAGGCTGCGGGTGGGTTCCTTACTAGCACCTTGGTAGGTATCGGGCAGGGGCTTACAGAATTGTCACCGTTGGCAACTGGTAGCGCAATAGGCCGAACCTTCCTCGGTGGTGTAGCTGCTGGTTACGGCGCTACTGCGCTGGTAAACAACGGGCTTATGTACGATGTACGAGGCAACCCGCTAACCGCTGGAGCTAGGACTGGTGCAGTCAATCAGGGCTATGGAACACAACAAGCCTTTGAGTGGGACTCGCTTACTGGTTTCTTGGGTTCCACTTGGCGCGCAAGAAACAGCCAGATAGCCTCGGCGGATGGTGTCGCCCGGATGCAGCAACAGCTTGCCGAGCGAGAGGAAATGAATAGCCGAACGTCAAACAGACGGATTCGCGATCAGCGCATTGGACGCGCCCAGTGGGATATCGACACCCAACAATCCATGTTCCTTGCTTCGATTCAAGACCCGGCAAGAAACCCCAACTGGCGAGATCAATTTGTCCAGCAAGGGCGAGTGAACACCGCTGAGATAAACGCTATTGAAAGCCGTTTACGATCTTCGGCGCTAACGATAACCAAAGACGACAATGCCGAGGCAAGAGAAAAAAAGGATGAGGAGCGCAACCAGTTAAGCGAGCGACTCAACGAACTGACGCGGCAAAGGCTGTCTCTCATGCAGCAAGAAGCCGAGACGGCTAATCGGATCGTTGCGTCTCAGCGGCAGAGCCTCGCCCAAATGGGAAGTGGTGATACTAGGAGATTAGCCGATGCAATACGAACCGCTGAATCCGGCGGTGATTTGACGGCGCGGCAGATTGCGATGCTTCGGCAAAACAACATCGTTGGTTATGACGACCAAATTAGAACCAACGAAGAACGATTGATATCGAGAGACCCGAACGCACGATACATCTACGAAAATCAGCGTGAGAAAACGCAGGTAGATGAACTTACTAGAAATTTCAATGTAGCCGTTAATTCTGAAATGGTACTAAAGGTTCAAGCGGAACTCGATAGCTCAGCCCCCAAGTGGATGAGCGAGGCGATGAAGTTCCTGACTCAGCAAGTCGAGAGAATAAAGACAGAGACAGCCAATCTCATCAATCAGCAGTTTGATAACGCAGCCAGAAAGAACGAGCAAAACGGGAAGGCTCAAGGCGGTGGTGGTGGCGGTGTGATTCCTGCAAGCGCTGGACCGGGGATTAAGTAATGTACCTCAAATACGGCAATTATACCCATGAGATAGGCGAGTGCGCAATCGTTATCCAAAAGGAATCCGTCCTTAACGCTGACAATAACAAGGTCGGCTGGAGGGAGACTTGGCAGATATCTGGGATGCTTCGCGGAACTGATACATCCGACCTCACTACAAAGCTCAGGGCGCTGGAGACCGCTTACGGGGTCAACGGTAGGGATTTGCTCCTACTAAACGACAACGGAACTGAGACGGCTCACAAGTTGATTAGCAATCGCTCGCGTAGTGGTGTTATGATTTCCCGGCTGGATTACCCGGTTGGCGAGGGCGCTGAGTACACCACATTCCGCAACTACCAGATCATCGCTGAGTGCGATATCTCAATCCTTGAAGTGGTTGACATGGTTGGCGGAAGAGGAAGAGGGGGAGGCGGTGGAATCACTCTGAGCTACGTCGAGGCGATCACAACTCGCGGAACTGGTGGGCCGAGAATTGTGGTGCTTGAAACAATGGGCGGTCCACCTGTAAAGCAGATAGTCTCAAACCAAACATCGGTGTATAAGACGCAAAGCGGGAGCGCCACAGGTGTTTACGGATACCCTCCGGTTCCGCCTCCGATGGACCCGGCAAACGAGATTGCTGATAGGCGAGTCATTCAGCAGGAATTGCCTTCGACTGTCAGCCCGAACGGCAAGGAATCGATTTACAAGGTTAGTTGGTCTTACGAGTTTGTGAGTTAAGCGATGGCAACAGTATTTTGGAAAGGCGCGGTAGCCGCTACGAATCAGGCCACAAGCTGGGCCTTTGCGGGTACTTGGGAATCATCCGATGTGATCACGGTCACTATCGGATCGAAGACTATCTCAACCACGGCGGGAAGCGCGACAACTGCAACGGTCGTAAGCAATCTGGTGACAACTCTACAAGCGGTAGATGAGCCTGAGTTCTACGCGATTGCTTGGAGCGCAAGCACCACAACGCTGACAGCCACGGCTAACATCGCGGGCGCTCCGTTTACCTGCACGATTGCCACGACGGAAACGGGCGGAGGTGCTGCGGATGCTCAGACTATCAACGGAACCACAAGCTCAACCGGCACGGCGGTAACGACCTGCACCGGCCCGAACTTCGCGAACCTTGCTGGTAACTGGGTTGGTAACTCGCTCCCGGTCGATGGGGATACGGTCGTTTTCAGTAACTCGGACGTATCAGTCCTCTACGGTCTGGACCTCAACGGGGTCACGCCAGCAGCTATCTACATCGACTCCAGCTACACCGGAGAGATAGGATTACCTGCATATAACTCGCTCGCGGGCGGGGTGTACTACGAGTACCGGGATCGCTATCTGAAATTCTGCAACTCAGGCGATGCCGCGACCACTGAGGTTTACATTGGGCAAGGCAACGGATCGGGCAGCGGAAGAATCCAACTGGACTGCGGTACGGGCCGGGTAAATGTCTACGTCTACAGGACTGGACTCAGCAGTGACTCGAACCAAGGGGCGTTTAAGTTCCGGGGTAGTCATGCCTCGAATACTCTCACAGTTCAGCGCGGTTCGGTGTACGTTGGAACGGACAGCGGAACGAATCCGGTAGTAGCTACTTTGAAGGTCGGCTACGTCTCAAATCCCGATGGAGATTCGGCGGTCGAGACGGATGTGGGTGTGACGCTTACGACGGTCGAGGTGTCGGGCGGTGTGCTTACAAGCCGTAGCGCGCTTACCACGCTCACTCAGACGGGCGGGACGGTGAACCATTACGCGGGCGCTGTGACCACGGCGACGGTCGAGCAGGGAACTCTAAACTATCTCTCGACGGGAACGATTACGAATCTCAAGGTAGGCGGTGGCGCGGTGTTTGACTGCCGGGGCTCGATGAGCGCGAGAACGATTACCAATCTGGAGCTACACGCGGGCTCAGAGTTTCACGACCCAGCCGGTACGGTCACGGCTACTAACGGCTATGACTTCTACCGCTGCTCGGTTGCGGAGACGGTGTTTGATGTAGTACCTCACAGAACTTGGACGCCAACTAGCATCTAATGAACAGGGCGCAGGCAGTCATAACCGGAGTGAACCAAGTCATCTCCTTTCGGGGTACGCTCAACCACGGTATCCAGCCTTCTACGTTTGTGGTTGAGATTATTCCGCAAGTGATAAATGAGTCGAATGTAACGATAGCCGTGAAGTACCCCGATCCGGCCACAGCCTTTGAACTCAAAGAATGTATAATTGATTCCAGTTCCTACTCATCGACTCGCTCGGGTTTAATCTCCACACTCTACATCAAAGATTTTCGGTGGAAGTGGGCTTACAAGCGCATTACCTTGCTGGCGAATATCCGCAAGGGTAACGGCGAGATAATCATCGACGAGAATTACGTGTATCACCAACGCAAGATGAGCGTAAGAAATATTCTCGATCAAATAGAGGTAGCCCTCGGCGTTAGAATTATTCTCTCCGCTACGCTCCCGGTTGACTATTACCCCGAGATTATTTGGGACAACTACCCCGCAGCCACAGCGCTGAGCGACCTACTCAGCCCGTTGGCTGTTCGGATTGTGCCGAGTTATGAGCCGAATGTTATTTCAATCCACAATGCCGGAAAAGGTTCACCTCTTCCGACAGATGACCTCGAATCCTACGGCACAGACACGAACCCCAAGGAGAAGCCGAGGCAGATTCGGATTGTCTCCGCGCCGGTAATCAAGACGGTTGATGTTGGCCTTTACCCGGTAGTGAAAACGTCAAACAGATTCGAGCCAGCCGATATGAGCCAGTACCGCCCGAGCTTTGGTCGCTGGGGCGCTGCTGTGGATGTTTCAGACGAGATAGCTTCCTATCCAAACAAAACAGGCCGGGACTTGACAACTCAAGAGTGCGAGTTTGTTGAGCAGTCTGTTTTTAAGTGGTATAGGATCTTGCCCTACCCTAGTCCCGCTACCGAGGAAACTGACGGATCTCTTGGGTGGATTACGACGTCCTCCGTAGAGGGCTATAAAAATTACATACAAACCAACTACGATATTCTTCGTGGACTACAGAATTTTATCTGCGAGCGATCAACCAGAACAACGATAGAGCAAAACGGTGAGGTAACTTACGTCCTGTCTGCTCGCCCTCCGTTTGTCTACGGTGCTTTTCAGCATGAGCAGGAAACTGACGTAGACGCGCAAGCCCACCTAACAGCATCGGGCAACTCCTGCGACTCGTTCAAAGACATTGACGAAAAGACTAAGACATGGTTGTCGTATATTGAGCCTGACACAAACGAGGACAATAAAACTTGGAATGATAGATACCGAAGGTTTATCGTCCCTGTTCCGTTCTCAATCGACTTCGATGCCGGTCTGGTTCAGTTCTCGCGGAAGGTGTTCCTAGAGCGAGACGGTGAGCCATACTTCCCGGAGCTTTGCCTCCGTATCGCGGTTAAAACAATCAATGATAAAGGCACGTTTAACCGGCTTGAGCATGTAATCCAAGTGGACCCCAACAGTCCCGCAGAGGAGATTTACATCGAGCTTAATGACGTTGTACCGATGTGGGAGTACGGGGACGGGTTCAAGAACCGTGATAACTACATGAAGCAGCTTAGCGACTACGGCAGTCAGATACTCGCGTCTCTATTGCTCCCAGATGAAGCCGGGACGGCAACCTATGCCGGGGTGAAGAAGATATACCTCGACGGCTCCATTCAGAGCGTTAGTTGGTCGATTGGTCAAGGCGGGGCGCGGACCTCCGCTACGTGGAACCACGACACCGGGACAGACACAACGGTCAGTTTCCTAGCCCGCCAGCAAGCGATTGAGATGGGCAAGAGCATGAGGGACTCAGACCTACAGCGGAACGCAACCCGCCGAAAGGATATCGGACTGCCGCCGTTATGAGCAAAAGCATCTACGATAACTATTTCTGGATACCATTTCGGAACGATTCCGGCGAGACGATCCCGGCTTATAGTTCCCTCAAGATTACAGGTGTGGTCTCTGGCGGTGCGCGGATTACGCTGACCTGCGACAAGCCAGACAATAGTACGTGTACCTACGCCGCTAGTGGTCCGTTCGCGGTTCCTGTTGATGGGTACGGTAGCGCCTGTGTGTCGTCGCATCGAATCGTAAAAGTATCTGCGTCAGTATCTACCGGAGATGAGATTGGGCCGGTTGGTGGATCTTGGGAATCGGGCGATGGCGGAAACGGGATGATGGTTTACGGCATGATCGACGCTACAAAAAATTTAGCGCTCGTAAGCCTATTGCCAAAGGCGGAGACCTGCGGGCAGGACTCCAGTAGTTCTTACGGCTCAAGCTATTGCGTCTCTATACCGGGCGTTGACTTAGACGCTATCGAGCTTGTTGACGCGGTGGATGCTGATTACGTGCTGGCGATTCGTAACGGGTGCTTGGTCAAGGTCGCTTTAACTGAGTGCGGCTCTGGATAGGTGAAATGGCATCGCTTTGGATAAAGTTTGGCGGTTTGCTTCACAACGGATCAAGCCTTTACGCCTGTGAGGCCTGCCCTTGTCCAGACGGCAGTAGCTTTGGCAGTAGTAGCGGGAGCGGTAGTGGTAGCGGTAGCGGCTCGGTCGGTTCATCTGACGGTTGCACCAGTAGCACTTGTGTAGAGGTTCCATGCTGTCCCGGCGTTCAGATACCAACTGTGCTGACAGTGGTTGTAACCGGAGGAAGTTGTGCCGGAACCTATTCTATGGTTTGGGATGGTCGCGGCTGGGTCAGTGGCGACTTCCCTTACCTAATGGAAATGACTTGCGAAACCTTTGGCTGGTATTTTCAGGTCGCAGCAAGTGCAGAATCGCCCACCAGCGAGGTTTGTAGTCCGTTCCAGCTTGAGTTTAGTTTCATCAGCGATGCTTTGTGTGGCACGTTTACCGCAACAGTCACAGGCTAAAAATGAAAGTCGCCTTCGTTTGGCCGTTCTGGCAGCGGCCCGCAAAATATGATGAACTCCGCTGGTCAGTTCGCAGCGTCTATCAGAACTTCGTCGAGCCGGGATGCGAAATACAAACGGTTATCGTTGGCGATCAGCCAGTGGTCCGAAAGCATACGTCTAGTTGGTATGGCGGCAGAATAATAAGCGTACCGCGTACTGTTTCGGGTGGCGGAGGTGCAGGGCTAGAGGACCAATGCCGCAAATGGATGATGGCCCTTGAAGACGAGAGCTTGCCGGATACGCTCGTTTGGATGATGGACGATGTTTACTTAATCAAGCCTGTTACGCTTGAAGACTTGAGATTGCCTCGATCAATGGGGCTCTGGACTCGGGAGCGGCTGGATAACTGGAGCCCGAGTAGTTGGTGGCTACTGGCAAAAAAAAGAACCTTGCTAGAGTTAAGTAGTCGCGGCCTGCCGATGTTTGACTTTGCAACTCACTTGCCTCATGTTGTGAATCGGCGCCGCTGCTTAGAAATACTGCGAGACTACAAGCTGCCGGAGTCTCGGATGCTATGGGAGGTCGTTTACGAGAACGCAAACCTTGCTGAATCTCCACAGCCAGCGACTCCGTTTCTAAGGATTATTTCCCAAAAGAAATGCCTCAAGGGAACCTATGGAGCAACTGAAAAGGCAAGTGTCCTTGTAAGTGCCGGTGATTCTTGGAATGAAGCTCATAGAGCTTACCTTTACCAGACTTTCCCTAATCAATCTCCTGTTGAGCTTGATAGCCCGATTCCTCCAAAGATTCAGCCTTCAGAGCCGAGGCAACCTGAGGCGCCGGTAATTCACTCCAGCAGGCCGAAGGTTACTTGCGTGATGAACGCTTGGGGGCGACCCAATGCTTTCCCTTGCCAATTCAACGCAATCAAGAGCCAGAGCGTAGAGAATGAGGTTCTCGTATGGCAGAACGCACACCAAGAAACCAAGAAAAACTGGAATCGCGATTGGTTCGATGAAGCACAACTAACTCACGGCGCTTGCAATAAGAACCTCGGCGTATGGGCTCGGTTCGCTTTCGCGCTGAACGCCCGAACTGAGTTTGTTTGTGTATTCGATGATGACATAGTACCGGGAAAGGATTGGCTGGCTAACTGCTTCGATACGTTTGCCAAGTATCCCGGACTGCTTGGCGGTAATGGGGTAATCTTCCACAGCCTTACAAACTACAACGCAAGAGACAATTACGGCTGGGCTTTCCCAAACCGATATGCAACTCAGGTGGATATCGTGGGCCATGCTTGGTTTATGCGGCGAGAGTGGCTTGGTCTTTATTGGTCGGAGCTTCCAGACTTATCTCAGCCAGTCATAGCCGGAGAGGATTTTCACGCTTCTTACATGCTACAGAAACACGGGATAAACACTTTTGTCCCGCAACACAGGAAGCACACCCCGAACCGCTGGAGTTGCAAGAGTCAAAAGCAAGGGAAAACATTTGGGCGGATGAGCGTTGCGCTGAGCAAACACGCTGAGCATAGCTCGGCAATTCGAGACGGGCTCTCTCTTTACGTCTCTAAAGGGTTCCGTCTCTTAGAACACGACAAGCTAACAAAAAAGCCCGGCGATTAACCGGGCTGGGAGGCGGGACTGTTAAAGGCCCATTTGGTTTTCAAGCTGAGCCTTTCGCTGGAGTAGCTTGCTTTTCTTTTCGTCGAAATCCTTTAGCCATTTGCTGGTTTCGGTGTAAACCCGAATCATATCCTTGTCCCTCTTGGAGGCTTTCTCTAGCGTACCAGCATCCATTAGTTTACGGCCTTCATCGGAAATCATTTCGCTGGCTCGCGATCTCAAGTCAACAGTCTCCTCGATTTCCGCTTGTGTTGATTCAATAGCCTTGAGAACCGATGAGTACGCAACTTCTGGCGATGCCTCTTGAGCAGAGCAACCAGACAGAGCAAGGACAAGCACAATCAAAATTGCCATTCTCATACCAACACACCTCCCGCGCCCGCTAAGGCGACCACTTGATTCTCTAGTTCCTGATACCGAGCGTGGAACAATTCCAGCGCCTCACGTAGTTTCTCAGTGTATTCGTCTGGCTCGACCCGAACAACCAGCTCGGGAAGTCCCGGACAATAGCTCACGAAGTCCCACCACTGGCGCCCGGTAATGATTAACGAGCCGTGAACCTGAGGCTTGTAGGTGTCCGGTAGCGTACCAGATAGTAGCCACTCGACCTGAGTATGAGGGAGCGGGCATTTGATTTCTATCCCGCCATCCTCGCCAACGATGCCATCCGGCGAGCAGCCGAACCGCTCGCAGTCCGAGAGAGCAAAGCCCACCTCATTAACCTCAACACCGTGAACCAGCGAGTACCAGCTTCTAGCGTTAGCCTCAAGGCTAGTACCGCGTTCCATCGCAGCCGTTGCCGGGTTCATGGTAGTAAGCGGGTACTCGGTTGAGAGCTTCTCGCCAATCAGCTTGTACACGTAGCCATCGGCAGACTTCGAGAGTTTGCCGGTAGCCGGAGTGAGTATATTGGAAAACTCGCTCGCAGTTGGTACACCTCGACGAACAGCCCACCACTCAGGGCTATACTGGGCAAAGTCAAACAGTTTCATAAGATACCTCCGTTCCCGCTCGGTAAAAATCCCGCCGAGACGCGAAAATAATCCCGCGCGGGAAAACGTCCTATAGCCTATACGTACTGCGCAGCAACTTCGGCGCATATGCTTTGAATCTTTGGAGTCTCGGCAGGCTCGCGGACGCGAACCCAATACTGGACCATCCCCCACCGTTTTTCTTGATAGGGGTAGGTCCAGTCCAAGCCCGACCACTCAGCCAGCATCGCTACCGATTCATTTCCAGTACAAACCCAGTACCAGCCGCGCTTATCTGGGTAGCCGGTATTCCAGCCCTTAAACTGTTCCACTGCGATTCTCCATTTGTAAAAGATAGAACGTCATCGACGAAGCTCCCTAGAAAGGCATCTCGTGAGCGTTTGTCTGCCGTGATTGTGGAGTGACGCGGACAGTTGCCGCGCCTTGCTGCTTTGGCGCGCCGAGTCCTTGCAGGCGCTCAGCCACAACCTTGAGCTTGCTCCGCTTCTGCCCGTCCTGCTCCCACGAGTCGAGCTTCAGCCGCCCCTCGACGCTCACAGACGAGCCCTTAGAGAGATACTCGGAGGCATACTCAGCGGTCTTCCCCCAAACAGTCACATCGACGAAACACGGCTCCTCCACCCATTCATCTCCCTTCTTTACCCGGTGATTGACGGCAAGGCCAATCTCCGCGACTGAGGTTCCGTTACCAATCTGGCGAATCTCCACATCGCGGGTCAGATTGCCGATCAAAGTTACCTGATTCAAACTAGCCATCACTCACCTCACTTACTTAGAAACTTCCACTTTGACAGATTCGAGCTTGCGATTCAGAAGCCGGATAGCCTCGTCAAATCGCTGGGCCGGGAGACGCTCCAGACCTTGGATCTTGAACACGCTTAGAAACTTATCGAAGTCCACCGGATTGCCTGCCTCGCGGCACTTGTCCAAGAGGATGTTGATTTGCTGGATTTGGTCCGCGCCGATATGGGC